GGCGGGCAGCGCGGAATGTTAACTTTGGTGTGGGTGAGTTTGTATCGAAACGAGCTTCTGTGACTACGCCTGTGATACGTACACCATTAGCTTTCAAATACTGAGCATAAGGAATCAAAGGCAGTTTGCCATTCTCGCCAGTGCCAAACAAAGACTGTGCAGGTACTACCAACTGATAAACATCCGCTTCAGAGCGCATATCGTTCTCTAACACGACTGCTAAACGGCGGCTATATCGGCATGCGCGACTTCCGTTAGGACCAGACCCTGCGATATTTTGAGGGCAGCTAGCGCAAGCACTGGCTTGTGGGTTTTGTGAATTACTGTCTGGGGTCGTGCCGTCTACACTTTGGCAAGTCGGGCGTAATGCTTGACCGTCAACAAACGCTTTATCATAGAAGGTACGGCTGTTATTAGCGGCGGCGGCAACCACAATAAAGTTCATGCTACGCTCTTCGTTTTTGGCTACTTCCTTGCCGTTCACGATCATACGCCATACACCACCCTTGATGGAGATACGCTTATACTGACCACCACTGCCTGCAAGTGAATCGGTTACATCATCCTGTGCCTCTCTCAAATAGGCTGGTACGCTTGCGCCATTAGAAAAAAGTGTCATTTGGCTCATAAATAATCTCCATCTTCATTTAAATGTTGTTCAATTGTTTCTTCACTATCCGATTCGATTTGCGCTTCTTCGACTATCTCATCATCTTCGGTAGTGTCTTCAGGTTCAGGTGGTAGCTCTGTGTCTGCAAATCGATATAGGAATTCTTCTACTTGCTCTTTACTGAACCGTAGTTGTCTGCCTAACTTCGAACATTTAAGATCCCCGCTACGGGTGTAGCGTCTAACAGTCTCCTCGCCTACCTGCAGAAATGCAGCTAATTGGGGTACCGTCAATAACTTTGGTTTTGGTTTCTCTTCTGTCATCTTGCCCTCGTTACTCGAACTGTGTATTTGCTATCTGAATTAAGACCTTTTGGGACTTCGCCGGGGTTTGCCTCCATGAAGGCTTTTAGGTTTCCTTGGTGTATACGCTGCTCCAATAAGTTAAGAGCGTCATGCTCCCGTATAAATTCATGCATAGAAGCCCAGTCACTTGTCCAAAATCTAGTAGACACGGATCGCGATACAGTACCAGCACTGGTACGCATACTTTCAACACCTGTTTCTCTGCACAGGTCCAGCAATTTGTGAGTCACTAATTCTAACTGGTCTTCCAACTGTTTGTCTTGTTTTTCATACTCTCTTGCTAACTCAGCTCGTTTATCCCGTATCTTTACATACGTTGCTACCAGCCTGTCAGCTGTCACTTCAGCCATAAATTATCTCCTTTACTTAACTTCACCCCTTAACGTGGAGGAACCGTTATGCGTACTATAGTATATCTTTATACACTAGTCAACTACTTTTTACTATATACTACGCTTGAAGAACATCTTTATACAAGCCTAGCAGTCCGTCAAGCAAATTGCCTTTCTGTTCCAACGCTTTATAGAATCTCTCCTCTACTGGAGAACCACATAAATGCACAACCGTGCATGGTGTATCCTGTCCAGCCCTATGCACCCTATCATTTGCTTGGATATAAGTTTCAACAGATGGCGTTGGGCTCCACCACACCACGACGTTAGCCGCTGTTAATGTCACCCCATGACTCGCGCTTCGCGGTTGGATAATCAGGATATGGGGGTCTGGCTTAGTCTGGAAATTGCTGAATATCTCTGACCGTCTGTTAAGCGGAACACCGCCATGTATGACATCGGTGGAATAACCTTTCTTGATTAGATACTCCTGCAAGACAGCAATAGAGTGCTTGAATGTAGCAAACACAATAACTTTCTTACTCGCATCTTCTACAATCTCTTCTAGCGCTGTCAGGCGGTTATTACAGTCAAACTCTATGACTTCCTTGTTGTCACTATAGACAGCACCTGACGCTATCTGCATAAGCTTGTTTAGGTTTATGGCCGCATTTGCCGTGCTTATTTCTTCACCCGCCGCTTCTATAAGCATCTGCTCTTTTAAACGCTTGTAGTATTTCTTTTGTTGTGCGGATAGCGGGACTTCACGCGTGGTATAGGTGCGCTCTGGTAAGTCCAAACACTCAGCCTTAGTGAATCTAACCGCAGGTTGCAACACCTTATAGATGAACTCCATCGCATTAGGTCTAGGGATATATTTATGCTGTGTGACTTTATACATCACATCGTCACGAAACCCACCAAAAAATGGGGGGACAGAACTAGGGTTCATAAGCTTAGCCAGACCATATGCATCGGTAGGCGACTGTGATGCAGGAGAACCTGTTAACCCCCAGAGCCATGTATTCGGTTTAACCAAACTGTTCATGACTTTCCAGCGTTTAGAATTGGAGTTCTTATAATGGTTGTATTCGTCGATAACGATAAGGTCGAATTTGTTTTTAGCGATGGCATCCGCCACGATCTCAATACCGTCGTAGTTAATAACAACAATGTCAGCACTGCCTTTGATTATCTCAGTGCGTTTCTCTCTGCTACCGTGGGCAACATCAACCGTTCTATGCATGACACTCTTAAACGCATCAGCCTTCCAAGCGCTGTGCATAATGGATAGTGGACAGACGATCAACACTCTACGAATATACCCTTTAGTCAACAGGTAGTCTGCCGCCCATAGCACGCTAACGGTCTTGCCCGTACCCATTTCGTTGAGGCAATACGCCCTTTTATGTAGCGTAAGAAACGCAGCTGTTTCTTTTTGGTGGTTAAACGGTTTGTATAGCCCATGCCATGCGTAGTCTTTATTGATCGGTGAAGGTACGTTTTTAATACCCAAGTTCTTCAGCACTATGCACTCATCAAAGCCCCAATGCACAAGCACTTCAGATACATCGCCTTTCGTACCGACTACCTTACTTTTAGGTATTACCTCTGTTACACGGCTTGGGTTGCGCAAAAGTAACTTGAGCGCTTTGTTCTCAATTATTTCCATAACTCCTCAACACTGCTTACGGCAGTGAATCGATTAGATCAAATCTTCTTCTATGTCTTCTAGTACATCGAACAACGGGGGTTTACCCAAGCTCTTATCGAAGTACCATGCACGGATCGCCTGTTTACATATTTTACGTTCACGTTTAGCTATCAGCAGGGTTAGAGTCGTTAGGGCTTCAATGTTACGCTCTATGGTTGACTCAGGTACCCCTGCTTCTATTGCTAATCTGCTGACGCCTTTGGTTGTTACTCTCATCCTTTCGTATCGTAAAGTAATTTAGGTTTATGGTTCTTTGTTCTAGCGTAGCTTCCATTGTTTTTCTTAGTGTCTAAAAAGTACCCATCCTTATTCGAGCCCCCTCTGGAGAGTGCTTTCTTGTGCGATACATCTTTACCTGTTCTATCTACGCCTTTCTTGTCTAGCTCGCGTCTTGCACGTTGGCGCTCCATCCGGTCTGCAAAAGCCCCCGGGCGTTTCTTCTCTAGCGCTGTCTCGTGTTTGTAGTTACGTTTATCTTTTGGTGTTGGCATATCAGTCTCCTAGGTATGTCGTCCATTATGCGGGCATGACAGCACTTCGCAATACTTACGGCATAAGCCATTTGGGTTAGCGTTAAATACACCTGTATTATAAGCAACTTCGCGTCTTGCGAGTATAGGGTTTAGTACGCTAAATATCTCAAACCGTCTATCGAACACGTAGTTCTCTTTAATAAACGAATTGCATACTACAAACAGCAACCCTGCTTTAACATACTTTACTTCTGGGAACTTCAAGAACACACATGCCGCCATTAACGCAAGCTGCCTAGTATCCGCATACTTCGACGATTTGCTGGTCTTGTAGTCAATTATTCTTGCCGTGTCACCGTCTACTATCAATAGGTCAGCAATCCCCCTATACCACACGTCATCAGCGTAGAAATCACATGCTTCAAGCCGCCCATCCCGCTTGGTTATACCAAACTTTATCTCACAGTATTTTTCACCTGTGAGATTTTTCAATCGTTTTAATGCAGGTTCAGCAAACCTAAACATATCAGGAATAGGCTTATCGTCCCGTATGTATTCTTCCGCCGCTAGATGGAACGATGTCCCATAGAGCGTAGCTTCATTGTCAGTAAATTTAACTTCTTTTGTTACACGCTCTGCTTCATACTTGCGCGGACACGTTTCGAAAAGCTTAGCGGAGCTGTAGCTCCAAGCTGGAAGAGACATTGATACCCGTTCCTCATAATACCTTCCCCATTTTAAACTCTAAGCTACGACCGTATCCACCTTCTGCATCCAACGGGATGTCAGGCATCCACACGGGCGGGACTCTTAATTGCTGTATAACAAAACGTAATACATCATTAGCTTCATCCTCGCGCGCTAATAGATAGCAGGCGTCATGTATAGTGAGGAGGATCCTATACTCTTTCTCAATGCGTAGCATGGCTTCCGCAATAATGCATCTGGCTAACGCTTGCGTTAATCCTTGAAACACTTTGCTTCCGTATAGTTTATCACGCTCTCTTCTATTTTTCATCACTGACCATTCCCAGCGAAGCCCTCTCGTTGTCTCTACCTTGTCCTTCCTAAGATCAGGGTACCGCATATATAAACCTGAAGGTAGCAAAGCGCCTTCTGAACCGTGTACTGCGATCAGTTTGTTTCTCCCCATATACATAGCGTTGTTATATAACACACACTCAAGCACTTCATCACCTTGCCCCCATGCGTCTACCACTTCGGTGTATTCGTTACGGTACAGCGTTACGATCCGTTTAGCCTCGTCTGCGCCTATGTCCTTCCCGCTCATCAGTTTTACTTGATTGCGTAGCTTAACTGAACCAGTCCCGTAGATTAAGGATAATTGCGAAGTCTTACCCATAAACCTTTGACCCTCATCGATCTCAGAAATAGGTACGTTATATACAGTGGATGCGAAGTCCTTATACAGATCGATGCCTTCACCTAACAGCCGCATCTTATCTAACTGCCCAGCAAATGCTAACCCCATCCGTAGCTCGATAGCAGACAAGTCAGCGCCCACAATCACATAACCCTCAGGGGCTACGATAGCGCCTTTAAGT